CGCGATAAGCTACGACATAACCTTCCTTTGCGGAGATTACACCCTTCTTGATTTTTAAACCTTTATAACGACCTTCTGCAACTGTAGATGCATCATCACGCTGCCCAACTTGATGACTTGGAATGCAAGAGATTTTAGGATATCCACCTTTGCTTTCAGTAAGCAAGATAAATGCATCACCATCTCTGTCGATTGTAACACTGGTAAGATATAGAACAGTCTGAAAATCAAGACCATTCATGCTGCAAATACTGTACCACTTTGTAAGCCAATCAGTTGCTACGGACTTCCACTCTTTATCTTTGCCAAGATATCTTGGTAAGAAGCTTTGGCCAACACTATATGCCGCCTTTTGCTGAATAGTTCCTTTTACAACACCTTGGTTTGCATATAGTCTGCGGGAATTGCTTAAGATTTCACGATAATCAAAAGAAGAAATTAATTGATCAAAATCTTTTGCAGCTTGTGTTTTCCAAGTGCGATTAGAGCGTCTTTTAGAACCCTCTATAAACTTATTGTTAATGCTGACTAATTCTTCCATATATTAAGCAATTCTCCCTGTGATTTTGTTTGAAGGTGGGTTGTCGATATACTGTAGTGCAAGTGATAAAGTATTAAACCATCCACTATTAGTCATACCGTTTGATCCAAATGATACTGTGATACCGTTCGCTGCCGTGCTGATCACCTGAGATCCTTTTCCAGCGGCTATAGCTAAAACTGCTTCATCTAACCATGTTTCAAGCTGGCTTCTATTATCTGCTTTGAGACATGCCCATCTTGCTAAGTTCTTTGCTGCAACTACATCCATAAGAAAGTGAGAGTGTCAAAAAAGTTAATTAAACAGGTTCCTCTATACTTGGATACACTTTGTGCATTTGTGCTGCAACTACTTGCATAGCTTCTGTATCAAGTAAGTGGTTATTTTCCTTGATCTTTTTGTATGTTGGAGCGCCAGCAGCATTCAGGATTTTGATTTCTGAATTGAGTTGATTGATGTATTCTTGCCCAACATCAATAGGCAAATCCCAGCGTGCGCCGTGTCCAGATTTAAGAATAAACAGAATATCCTTGATACCCATCGATGAGTAGTAAGTTGTTATGGCCATTCCACTCACTGTTTGATGCGTCTTTGGCATATCGAACAATCTTGTGTATTTCTTGTTGGTGCGCTTGTTGTGAATGGTGTATCCACTGTCCCCACGACCGTTTAATCCTAGCCATTTATATTTGGCAAGTATATTCTTAACTTCTTCACTGCGATATGCACTGTCTAGGAAAACAGCGTTGTTCTTTACATTATGTTTTTCTGCTATGTTGGCAATTTCGGCAAATGATAATACTTTGCCATATTCAAGCAATCTAGAATTACCATCTCTATCCCAAGTGCGAACAGTATACCAAAGATCTTGCTTTTGAACATCGACAGTTAAAATAGTGACATCCATTGGAGTTGCTTCGGCCATAGTGTAATCTCCAAGTTGAAGTGGTGTCTCATCTAACAATTCATATTCGTCCCAAGGCTTTGCCAATCTTTTCTGATTGAACTGTCTTAGGAATTTGTTGTTTCCTTTCTTGGATGATTCAACAGCTTTCAAGAACTCCACAACAAGTTTGCCCCACTCTATCCACCACACAGTAAGTGCATTATAATGATAGCCGTAGTGGCCTTTTAATGGGTTTGTAGTATCTCCTTCAATATACTTTCCGCTTTCACTCATTGCGCGTCTATCGTTTGTGTTATCTTTGTAGATTTCGCCACATGGACATTCATAGTGTGCTTCGATACTTTCCCACACAACTTTGTCGTCTACTTTTTCACAATCCCACTTTAGATTTTCAAATTGGTATCTGTGATATTCCCCACATGATCTACACTTGTATGCAAATTCATGTTGATATGTTTGTTTGAAAGCTAGATCGAAGTCATCATTAACAACTCCAGATTGTGAAACAAGAACAACCTTGCTGCCGAATCTGTCATGGGTTCTCTTGCGTGCTTCAGTCATCAAAGATGGTTTAAGCATCCATGCTTCGTCAATAAACACATTGTCTAGGGATTTACTTTGGAAGTTGCTCAGGTTACTACCACAGCACCACAAAGGCATGTGTGTAAACTGCACGAAGTCTTTACGAATAGCGTTCTGTTTAGCGGGCCATAAATTGTTGACGAGTGAACAGTTTTGCAATGCTGGCATCAATCCTGTCTGAAAGAACTCTTGTGCATCTGGATCAGTTTGTGCGGCAAACATTGTTGGACCAGCTTTCTCTGCTACAATATAAGTTCCTGCTATCTCAAGCATTGTTGACTTGCCAGATCCTACTGGTGCATTGATGACAATTTCAACACCTGTATTGCCAAGGATAGTTTCCAAAGGATCTATTAACCAAGGTGTTTGTTTAAGGTCTGCATACTCACTTCTAGAGCTTCTAGATAGCTTTACATTTCGAGCCGCCCAATCAATGATGCTCATCTTAGGACTTGGCTTGATTGCAGATGCAAATGCATTTCTAAGTGTCTGTGATTTAGTCATTTGGTCTTGGCTTGTTTCTTAGCCTTCTTCTTGGCTGGTTTAACTTCTTCCTCTAACTCTAATTCATCAGTGCTTTCCTGTAGGTAAAGTTGCATAAACAAATCAGAGAAAACATTGTCGAGTTGATCTCTGATTATTGGGATCATGTCTTCAGCGTTTAATCCTGCGAGTTTTGGAGGCAACTCAGATATCAGCCTTTTATAGCGAGCTTTAAGTTTGGCACCAATGTCTGTAAAGATACTGGATACCTCCTTGATAGAAACCATGCTACCTTCTAGTTTTTCCTTTTTTATGCGCTCTATTTCGGCTGTTTGTGCCTTTATTTCCGCATCATACTTCATTTTGCGGGCGCGGCTAATCAGGTATTCTGCGTTAACTGCATCTAAATCTTCATCATCTGTCATATCTGTTATGGGTTGTGTGTCAAATAGTGGATAGGTTATTTTAGTCTTATAAAAATTTATTCGTAGATAGACAACTTTCGTCCGCATCCATCTTCTCAAAGAGATTCCTTATACCCCGCATAGGCTATTTATAATTGAAGTTGGCACGGAAATTATACATAGGCTATCGATTATCATCATGGAGATTATTGTCCTGCGCGTTTGAAAAGTTATTGTAGGCGGGAATGCGAAAATAGACAACTTTCGTCCGCATCCATCTTCTCAAAGAGATTCCTTATACCCCGCATAGGCTATTTATAATTGAAGTTGGCACGGAAATTATACATAGGCTATCGATTATCATCATGGAGATTATTGTCCTGCGCGTTTGAAAAGTTATTGTAGGCGGGAATGCGAAAATAGACAACTAAGATATATTTTTTACACTCATTAATCGTAAATGACAGGAGTAAAAGAGATCAGTTCATATGAACAAGTAAGCACATTATAATCTCGTTGGATACTTTTAACCATATAACAGCGATCTTTATATATGTACAATTCATTTATATCTAGCACAGTGTTGGTATGTTCAATTACTAATCTGTATCGTCCGTTGTAATAGCAGTAACCTTCATTACCAAACCAGTCTCTACCTTTCCTACGATCTTCTTCGTATGTTACATTGATCGATACTGCTTTAATATTTGTTATGTCTGTCATAATTTATTTCTTCGGAGTCTGTAAGTTGTTCAATCATTAATGCAAAAATATACTCATTAACCATCACAACACAATGCAAATGCATCATGTGAATGTACAAGTAAGCGTTGATAATGTCTTGTAAGTTCATAGTGCGATATAGTTTAACACGCTCGCGATAGTGATGATGATGGCAATGATGATGAGTTGTTTTAGTTTCATAAGTCTTTCTGTAGTTGTTCGAGTAATGTCTTGACCATTCCCTTGCTGATATTAGTCAATCCCTTTTCATTAATGTTGCGGATCTTACCGATTAGTTCACCAATTTCAAGCACAGCAGGTTTCTCATTGAGTTTTCTCTTACTGTTCTTACGATCTGGCTTATCAATGATGTCCATAGCTTCAAGGCTTATGCGGTCGATTCTGTTCTTCTTGGCAATGATCTTGATCTTCTTTAATGCATTGTGGACATTACCTATTGATATGTCAAAGAGACTAGAGAGTTGTCTACTGAAGTGACTCTTTGTTTGTGCTTTGTATGTTTGAAGCAACAGGTTAAGCTCAAAGTTAGCATTGAGTAGTTCATCAAGTTCGTCCTTTACAGTATCTTTAATCTCTGCGATCTCTTGGTATTTCTTTTGGATGTGTAGTTCTAGCTCTGTCATGGTCTTATAGATTCTTTAATCTGCTGTCTCTGTATGTGTCTACCTTATCTAAATCAAGCATAAGGGATGATGGTGGAAGTCCTGTGAGAAGTCTAATGTTCTTAACATGAGCAGATATGGTTGCTCTGGAGATTTGTAACTCTTCACAGATTTGGCTCATTGATTTACCTTCTAAGACTTCTGCCAAGCCTAATGTGAAACACACAGCATATGTTGCGGCAAGAGTATCGTTTGATGTTAAGATATATCCATTGCATAGTGTCATGATTCTGAGGAAATGTTCACTGGCTTCTCTGTATGGATTGTCAATAGACTCTTCTTCCTCTCCTTCGATGTCCATCCAAGGTTCTCTGTAATCTACTGCTTCTGGTTGATAATAATCATTCATATAGTTATATTTAGTATTTTTTACACATTTTCTCTAAAAATGGGAAATAATCTTAAATCAAAATGCAAATATTCTGTTTCTTTTGCCCAAATTTCGTTTGATGTGTATGTTTCAAAGTCTTTTCTCTTTGGTTTGTTCACTGTTCTGCAATAATGTTTAAGCTGAGCTAATATAAAGATGTTCTTCAATTTATTTTGTTCGTATCTTTTCTTTGCCTTTTCCAAAATAGATTGTTTGTTTTGTTTGTAGTTTTCCTTATCTCTCAGCTTTCCTTTTTCGGTTTTAGTGTATCTGTGTCTGTTATTGTTAAAATACTCTTTGTTGTAGATTTTAAAGCAACTACGGCAAGTGTTATGCCTTCCTGTATACTGATCTGGTTCTTGTTCTACCTTGCAGCGTTGGCATGTCTTCATATATGTTTATTTAGTGTCGTCAGGTGGGTTTTCTGCATAATACTGTTCAATTCTGTCGGCCATGCTTAACAGTTTTTTAATAGGCTCTTCGATCTTGTTGTACTTCTTAATATTCTCTTGCTTTTCCAATGCACGCAGGTTAGAATAGTGTATGGAAGCTAAGAGTTCATCCTTTTTAAACAAATTAAAGCTTGTTAACGGTTGGATGTGGTCTAAAGTCCAAACAGTGCCTCTATTCGCCCATGTAAACCCTTTTTGGAATGTGCTTTCAATATGCGCTCTAAGACCATGATAATCGATCCCGAAAAGCTTTTCATACTTTTCCATTGGCAATTCACCGCGAATGCCTTTGTTTTGCATATCGCGAACATCTTGAGTGCGTTGGAATTTAGGATCTCTCTTCTTTCTTTCAGCTAGGTATTGTTCTTTTGTTGCGGAATTCTTTTCACCATTCTTTGAACCCTGCCAATTCTCTTGATGAGCTACAAACCAAGATGGTACTGTGAATCTTTTAGGTTTACACTTTGTAATGGTCAACAGTTCGTTGTAGGTATTCTTTGCAACAGTGACTTCCCAATGACTATTCATCATTTCGGCTTCTGTTTTGCCGTTAAAAAGATTTTTAATTTGGTACTTTGAGTATACATTGCATGTTGCGATGCACTCAGTATCTTTTAATCTCTCATCCAAGACTAAAAAGCGTAATCTTACGGAATTATCTTTTGCATTTACCAAGGATAAGAATTGGGCGTTGTGTGGTCCAAGAGTTAGTTGTTTTTGTTTTCTTTTCATGTGTCAAGTATATTTACACAAAAAAGAATTATTTTTCCCATTTTTACTAAAAATAATTTAACTAAACCCTAGAATACCCTTTAAATCGATTGTGGGTGATTATAGGGTGGTATTACCAATTCTTGATTTAAATCGATTCTCGTCGATCCTGATGCATAGTGTGGATTGATTGTAGAATACTGAGTCTGGAGTATTCTTGATCGAAGGTGTTCTGAATGCTCTTGAATCAAAAAATGATCATTTTGAAACGCTGCAACCCTTGATCTATAAGGCTTTTGTATTCTAGGTGGATGACTAGGTATATATATATTAATAATAATAATTATAATAAAAAATCCAGAGATAATTCTAATAATCGCCTAGCGGCTCCTATAATAAGGAATAAGAAAAGTGGCTTTGTGAAAAAAAGTAAAGAAAAAGTTTCACAAATAAAGAGTTTTGTGTTAAATACAGATACATGAGTACACCAACCAAATACATTTACCACAATCTAAGACTTCCCAAGAGTTTTAACATTGTTGATTTTTCATACGAAAGCGCCCATTTACTCAGTCACATTATTTACAAACAAGGTTACAATAAGGTTTCTAGAATACCAGAAACTAAATGGATAGCAGTGAGTTACAACTTTTTGTCCTCAATTTTTGGAAATAAAACATCCCCTTCAAAATATCTTAAAGAGCTTGTTGATGCTGGGATCGTACAATTTAAAAAGATTGGCAATTCCACATATTGGGTTGATCAGGGAATTTGTCAGCAAGTATGTTTAACACTTCCTTATTACCAAGAAGTGATTAATTCAGAGATGCACAGTGTCCCAGTCAAGACTCCAAGACTCTATACTGATGGTAAACCAAAGAAGAATGTCAGAATCAAAGCAGAAAAACCTTCATTGCTTAAAATTATCGAAACTAATTACGAAAATATCACCATTTTGGACAGCTGGCAGACAGAAATGTGGGGCATTGATGCTAAGATTGAAGACAATGGCAGCTACATTCACGATAAGTCATATGCAAAACGAGTGTTTGACAACACTTTTGAAGTTTCTCAACCAGCAAATGGCCGAATCTATCATCCTGTGATTGAAATGAGCCGTGGATTGAGAAAATATGTTCGCTACAATGGTAAAACACCATGCAAGATTGATATCAAAGCTTGTCACCCATTTCTGCTTGCACATTTTGCTGATGAGCAAGATAAAGAGCAATGGCTTGAACTTTGCCGCAAGGATATCTACAGCCTTTTCGTGAATGATGATTATACCAGAGATATGGTCAAAATTAGCTTCCAGAAGGCACTCACAGAGCGTTCTAGTGATCTTTGTGCGTGTCACATCCAAAAGATGATCAGAACCAATTTTCCGAGTATCTGGAGCCATCTACAGAGCAAGTGGCAGATCATTAGAGAACAAGGCAAAGCAGATAATTCCGTGCAGCTTGAGATGCAACAATTGGAAAGCAAGATTTTTGTTGATTATGTCTTGAAAAAGCTCGCAAAGAAGGTATGGTGTCTTCCGATGCACGACGGTATCATGCTTGAAGAGAAGGATTATAAGAAAGCAGTAAAGTTAATTGACGAAGCAACCATGAAGATTCTAGGCTTCAAATTCATCATCACAAAAGAATAATTATGAAAACACAACAAATCGATATCGAAGAAGATTTCTATATGGACACTCTTAATGGAGTTGGATTCAAAACAATGGAAGATGCATACATCGCTGGTGTTCTAAATGAACGATACGGCTTTTACCTCAGTGATGGACTTTGGGTTTATCCAAATGGACAAATCATACAAGATTAATTCCCTTTTCTACAAAATAAGTGTAAAGATATATATGAACTACAACACACAAACAATCAATCAGCCTAGCTATTACAAAACTGCTGTGCCACATGCTGGGATTTGCCCATTATCAGAAGAGCATCAAGTAAGACAAGAGTTTCGTCCATTCACAACACCGTATTGTGTAAGTTCTTGGAAATCATTGAGTGCTGCTTGGAATTCACCAGATCATGATCAGGAATCATTGGAAGAAGAATTCTGGGAAAATGAAAATGTTTTCCAATATTCTGATAATGAGTATGATACAGAATACTGAAAAAACTTCGGTAAAAAATCAAAAAATAAAGCGACCCAGACTAAATACTAACATGGAAGAGATTAATGACCAGTTTATAACCAAGTGGATTGATGACAAGCAATTAGAGCTTGTAACAATTTCAGAAGGTAAGTTTTACTTGACAAAAGTTCGAGAGGATATAGACTTCAGTATCATTGAAATCTCTCGCGGTGAGTTCCTTCAGTGGATCAGTATCGAACTATAAATTTTCTAGGTGTAACATGTGTGGCGAACCCTTGGTGGGGTAAGCAAAAGGGCTGGATCGATTAATTTCGGTCCAGTCTTTTTTATTCCTCTTCACTAGAATCTGAATCATCACTTTCAGGCTCTTCCTCATATTCCTTTTCTTCAATCTTCACATAAAAGGTTTGATTGTTTTTTCGGTTGGTGATTATTTTGAATTTGCAGAAATCTTCAGATGGGTTATCAATATATCTTCTTCTCATGGTAGTATACATGCGTCAAAATTGACAGTGCCTAGTTTACATGGATACTGGACATTGGAAAGCTGATTTTGATATAGATTTTAAATTGTTTTTCGGCTTTGTTTACATCATCACAAACACTTTGTCTGGTAAACGATATATCGGCTGCAAACAGTTTAAATTTAAGAAGAAAAACAAAATAATTGATTCTGATTGGAAGACTTATACTGGTTCAAGCAACGATTTAAACGCTGACATTAAAAAATACGGCAAACAAAACTTTGATTTCAGAATTGTCAGTCTTCACAGCTGCAAAGCATTGCTAAGCTACTACGAAACCAAATTAATTTTCGAGGATGATGCTTTATTGTCCCCCGATTATTACAACCAGTTTGTTAGGTGCCGAATTTTCTCCAAAAGCTTGCTTACACCATAATCTTAATAAAGCTGCGTATCAATGATCTTTTTCTTTGTTTGATATACACACCACCACCTTCTCTTGAACCAGCTTGGTCTGTGTTGCCTTCAATAGTCAGTACAACACCATTTGCTTCATCTTCAATAGCGATGCCAATGTGTGAAAAGTTAAAGATCACAATATCCCCCTTTGATATCTTACCAGATCTCTTTAACAATACACTTTTGTCTTGATTCAAGCACCATCCTTCAAAGCCATATGCACTAGGAGTCTGTGGTCTTTCAAAAGTGTATTTCTTATCTTTCATACCTTGTTGGAATAAAAAACAAATAAATGCTGCGCACCAAGGCCAACCTTTTTTCTCATCGAGCCAAGTTGCATCTTTATATTGATTAACTCTGACTCCACAGTTAGTTCCATCGACTTCTTCTACACCAACTTCTTTTTTAGCAAGTTCTACTAGTTTATCTTTAAGCATACGACTTTAGAAATGTCAAATTTATAAATTAAAGGGAGGTATCGGAATCGAACCGATTTCTCTTGGGCTTCAACCAAGCGCTAATGTCGCCAGACTAGCTCACCTCCCATAAAAGTATTTTTTTAAAGGCTCCCGCAGTAGGGTTCGAACCTACAGTTAGCTTTCGCTTCTTAATTAACAGTTAAGTGTGTCTACCAGTTCCACCACACGGGATTTACTATATCTCTTTCTAGCAAGCACGGCGTAATCGACTCGAACGATTCTCTTTAGTTTTGGAGACTAAGGCACAAACCTCTATACCAACGCCGTATATTGCGGGAGTGGGATTCGAACCCACGACCTTCAGGTTATGAGCCTGACGAGCTACCAGACTGCTCCATCCCGCAAGAATAGAGCAGTGTCAAATTAATCAACTCTATTGTAAGCAACCCATCCACCAAGTCTGACAGCAGCATAAACGGTTTGTCTTGTTACAAATCCAACACCAGCAGCTTTCATTGCTTCTAAAAATATTTTGTCACATAGTTCTCTTGAGAACATTTTTGTGTGATACAAATAATCATGGATTACAGCAGCTTGTAGATATGGTCCAGTTGGGTCAAATAAGCTCCAGAACACCCTTGGAACAGAGGCACCATCAGTTATGAACCCAACAGGCACATCAATGATCTTACTGCCTACATATTGAAACCTAGTGGCAAGACGCCATAGTCTGCTTGAACCTTTCATTCCTGCATCTATAAGTTGCAAAGAATAGGGAAATGGTTTCATTTCTTTCTCTTTTTAAGTAAAGATAATAGAGTCAGTATACCAACCAACAGACCTATACTTAGTGATCCTGTTTGTAACCACAAATTCACCGTTTGATGACTTACTGCCAAGCCTGTTAGTGGAGCAGCTGCTGCAACTACTAGTTTACCGAAGATATGGTCGTTCACGGTGTTGCAATAGCTGTGGTTGTAATTTTTCTCCAGTTCTGTGATGCTCCAGACAATGCACCGATATTCACGAAGAGTTCATTGTTGTTGTATACAGTATTACTATTAGCTAGGAATCTATAACTATTTTTAGTGGTTTGTGTAGTTGTAACAACTTGGATAAATTCATAAGCTGTTAATGAACTATTAGTAGAAGTGTATCTACCAGATGGTGGAAACGCACTCAAACCAGCTAAAAGCCATTGGCTATCATAATCAGCCTGTGATCCACCCTCGTACCAATTTACAAGCCATCCTGAATCAGGATTCGAATATCGAAGATCGAACCAATTATCACAGAGTGAGGTAGTTAGACTTCCATTGCTGCTATAAACAGTGCTGCTAATTGTAGGAAATAAACTAGCAGCAGATACTCCAGTAGTTGGGAGAAAACTTACTTGAGCAACATAAGGTGTTGAACTAAGAGCAATCTGGTTGTTTCCAAGCCATTCAAGAGGCACTGGCAATACATAAGGAGGTTCTCCACCAAGCTTATTAACATCATTTAAAATGGTTACACCTTGAGTGTTTGAACTTGTCTCTGTTACACCATCATTTGAAGTTGTAACCTCCAACATACCAGCAACACTTGGAAGATCACCACTCAGCAATGCATTAAGATTTGTAGTGTTAAAGGATGGCTCTAGTACATAATTAACACCGTTAGTAACATATGTATCAGCATAAACTAGGTAAGAACCATCATAATCTCCTGCTTGTTTAATACCAAACTTAATTGATTTTCCACTTACAGCACTAAGAGCAGTTGTACCACTAACAAACTGTAAATTTACCTTTGCACTGTCACCTCTTTTGAAGCTAAGCTCAGGAAGAGGGCTTTTAAACAGAGGATCTGTTATAAATTGGTTAGTGGTTGTATCGATGTAAAGAATCATAAAGTTATATTAGTTCTCAGTTGTCAAATTTACGCGGTGTTGTTTGTGGAGAAGGTAGCAGTACCTCCATCGGGAACGTTTACTCCATTATCATTAACCACTGTAATTAAACCGTTCTCAACTGTAATAAACAAATATGTGTCGTTTGATGCATTAACATTATCAACGAAATCTAACTGTATGTCACCAGACCAACCCGAAGCTTCTTGGAAGCTGGTCACTAGGCCATCTGACACATTTAATGCTTTAACAACTCCACCGAAATAATTAGTGTAATCATTTCCTTGGATTCTAACACCGTTTCCATCGTCTGTTACTGAAATATTGATTTGTGGTTGTGTTGCTCTTTCAATTATGTATCTCCACTTTATAGTGTCTCCTTCTTCCTCTGCGGGCGTTCCCGGTGTAGAAGAAGTTGCTGGAGTAGCTGATGAAAGAGGTTTAATAATAGCAACACCATTACCACCCATTAGTTGTTCAGCAGTTCTAAAGTTATATTCACTCGATTCTGTTATTACTGTGTCAAACCATTCTCTTTTTTCACCGATATTTTTTATGGTTATTAAGTCGGCTCCAAGTTGAATCTGACCGAAAATATACTGATCAGCATAATAAGTATGAAAATCTCCAACAATTGCGTTGGTATATTCGTGCTTTTTAATTTTTGCCAATGGAAAATACATTTCACCATTGCTTTGAACTGGATCTGGTTGATAATGGACAGATTCTTTTTCATCATCATCTACCAAAACTTGAGGATCTTCTATCATACGACCCTTTTCATCTGTTTCTACATAGACATATATAACCTTATCAATTGCTACATCAGTAAATACTGGAGGTGGTGTAGCATCTAACTTAACAGCTGGATCTGCTCCATCGTCAGGCATTAGTTTATAAACACTGTCTTCTCCACTGAATGTTCTAATATTAAACACCCAACCAGCAGAAACAGTAACATCACAGGCATCAGGATCTGGTTCAAGAGGACTTTCCACTTTTTGCCAGACATTTACCTTTAATCCATGATCAGCACTTTTAACAACATTGTTTGGACTTAAATTTCTGATTTTTAAACCAGTGTCACTGATGGTAAAGTCACTGATTGGTATGCAAGTAGCATATGGTTCATTATAAAGAATCCATTTAAGTTTGTTATCTTCTAAATTAACACATAAAAGATTATCTGGAATGACTTCTATCCAAGGAAATTTAAAACCGTAGATCTGTTTAGCTGTATATGTGTCAGTATCGTAATCTATGCCACCGATTGGCCAATTATCATCATTATCGTCTTGATAATAAACATAATGACTGGCAACTCCATCAATAACAAAACCAGCTTTTAAACGAATGTACCATTTTGAATTTTCAAACTTGGTATCGAGTACATCAAACGCTCTGGATCTACTCTTCTTAACACTATTAATAGATAATCCTTGAGGAGTTAAACGACGAACAGTATCAACAATACGGTTATATTCAGAAGCCTTAATCGGCTCACCTTTTTTAACAAACGATGGTTGTTCTTTCATATTAGGATGCTGTGTAAATTAATGGATTCCAACCATCTATACCCGACAATCTAAATTCACCAGTTATAGTGAAAACGACCCCATCATCTTCATAATTAAGCGCTGTCATTAACCAGTCTCTACCCGCACTTACAGCTGGTGCATTTCTCGGATTTGGTTCAACTTTACCAACTTTATTCAACACATTAGCACTTGGTTTTTTATTGCTTGGATAAGTGTATGTGTAGATTGAAACAGGGTTAAGATATGTTAAAATTCCTTGTGATATAAAACCAGCAAGTTCAATTGCCAATTCATCCGTAAACTCAATTTGTTCAACCCCTTCATCATCCACTCTTGTTTCAAACAACAATGCATCTTCTGGTTGATCCTTTGCTAATTTAAATCTACCATTTTTTAATTCCTGCATCAACTGTTTATCAACATCAGTTACATCTTTGTATTTTGGATGCTGTTCTATTGGAGTTTCTTCAATAGTAGTAGACATTCTAGAACTGTCTGTGAGTACATTATCTTCTGGTTCTTCATCTCCAAATTCATAATCTGGAGTTACCATACCACTATATTTACAGCTTACAGTTCCTGTATCACCTTCATTATTGTTTACAGTTACTCCAGTAAGACCCATGAAACTCCATCCGGGTTCTTGGCAAGGTGATTTTAAATAGGGTACTAGGTTGGGAATATCTGCGTAATTGCAAGTGAAAGTAACACTTCCTGTCCACACCCCTTTATCATCGCGGGTAGCCGTAAAATCGGGATTCCAAGTGATATTACCTTGTGGTAATCCAAATTTGGTTGCTGGTCTTGAATAACTCATAATCTCTATGTATGTTTAAACGTCAAATTTAAGCGAATACTGACATTAAGTTAAGTGGAACATTGTTTCTTCTCTTGGATTCTTCGTAAATCTTAATGAGTGTTGCATTAGCTTTTTTCTGCTCTTCCAACATCGCGTTGCTTCCAGCAGTTGAGAATATCTTAGCACCACCAACTCTTTGAAGATCACTGAGTGGAATTGCACCACCAAGTTCTTTAAAAGGTTCTGGCTTCATTATTCTTGCTTTAGCTACACCTGTCACAGTTAATCCAAGCCAATCAGACCAAAATCTTAAATCGTCTTGTTGTTTTTTCTGTTTAGCTGCTTCTATAGTAGGCATCATTTGTTTTAGATATGTTGATGTATCTTCCATCATTGCAAACCAACCATCTGTAACAACTTTTTGCTTAGCTGCTAATCTACTATAAGCTGCGGCAGCTTCATCTTCTGCAATCATTTCTTTAACAACATCAGGCATTGACCTTATAGTGTCTTCGATTATTTTAAAAGCAGGAAGCAATGGACCAAACATTGGTAATCCAGTTGCACTGAACTTTTGTCCTGCAAACATAGCAGATGATGCAACCCATCCTTCTTCACTACCCACATTTTCCTTTAAGTTTTCAGCAAAAGTTGAAAAACCAAGGGGTGTTAATAAATTTTTAGCAGGTTCTTGATAAAAGTCAGATAATGTACCTTCAGCGGCTCTTTGAAGTGATCCAAATATACCTTTACTTAATCCTTGTCCTAATGATCTAAATAAAAATCCCACATCTTCCATTGTTTTACCAACAGTAGCCTCTCCACCAGCACCTTTACCAAGACTTATTTGTCCAATTGGACCTTCTCTCGCAAACAATCCAGAAAATGCACCTCTAATTGCTTTAGTTAATACTGAAGTAATAGTTTCTTCACTGCTTTCAAATGCAACTTTTAAAGCTGCTCCTAAACTTTGACCTCCAAGAGCCTTTTCGATACCGTCTAATGTATTTTTTATGGATTGCCCAAATGCTTTACCAGCTTCTGTGAAATCAGCACCAATAAATCTATCAGCAACATCTTCTAATCTATCCGCATTCTCACCTAATGCAGCACCAAAGAATTGCTTACTTTTAATTCCAACTAAGTCAAATGCATCACCAAGCTTGGCGAAAACAGCTGCATTCTTAGTCATTGTGTCAGCTAGTCCACCAATAGCTCTTTGTGATTCAGCAATTGCGCCTTTATTTACAAATAGAGGTAGTAAAGCTTGTCCTAGATTTCTACCAAACAATGTGCTTGATACAGCAGCTCTTTTGTTTACATCATCTATGCCACCAATAGCGGAAGATATACGGTCAAACTTCTCTGCCATTGACATATTTTGCAAATCATCAAGACTAACTCCCAAATCATTAAGAGTGCTTATGATTTTTGGTGTAGGAGCTTCAAGTTTATTGTTTAGTCCGATAACTGCCTTTGAAACACTGTCGGCACTGACTCCAGCTAATTCAAAAGCGTTTTGTAAAACAAGTAATTCACCTGCTGCTTCACCTGTCTTTGCAGATAAATCATCAAGATCACCACCAGCATCAATAACACCTTTGATTCCGTTTGTTATGGCAGCAATGCCACCCAATGCAGCACCTACAAGTATTAAAGGAGCGAATGCAGCTTTAAGCGATGTTCCTAAACCTTTAGCAGCTACGGATATGCCCGCAATACCTCCTTTGACTTTAGATACACTATTGTCAACTGAGCTATGATCTCCTTTAAAATTAACCTTTACATCAGACATCTTAATATACCCATGTTGTCAAAAACTTATAGCTTGTTGAATAGATCAAACATCTCTTGTTTCTCTTCTGCTGAAGTTATGTAGTAACAATCTAAATCATTGTTTCTCAATAATGCGTGTTTATAAGTCCATAAACGACCCAGTGGCATATCAAGAATATGGTCTTCCGTCCAGCCTGTAGAAGAGGCTATATTGAAGACCAATCCAGTAATCCAGTGAGGCTCTACGCCGTTACTTATTTTTTTTTATCTGAAGCTTTTTCTCGAACTTCTACAACAGCAGCAGCCGCATCATCACCTTGATCATTTACAAGCTTACCAAGTTCTGTAAGATCTTCCATTGTGAATTCTTCAGCAAAATCCATAATAGCAAGATCCCAATCGTTTTTAAATGCATCGAGAACATCTTTGGTTTCTTTCGAACTGATAAACAAGAAGTCTAATAGACCTCGTAGTTGATCACCACCCAAGTAATAAGGACTCTTTACTTTTTCTAGTAAAATGAGGCTTCTTGCACTGATTGGTCTGTAGTGAACACCTTTAAATTCGAATCCTTCTGTGAGAATTCCGTTAACAATCTTTGTATCTCTGTCTTTCATAATTGTGAAAATATTTTGGTTTGAGTTTCAACACTTGCGCTTTTGGAAATAACAGCGAGTTTGCCATTCTTTTCAATAACCACCATGTCAGCACTTTGCTTAACTTTATCCAGAAGTCCATCACGGTTCTTAAATGCGCAAGCAATATAAGCAAATGGGTGTTCAGGATACATAATGTGAAACTGTGGATCGTTCCAAGCATTGATCATAGCTAATGTGTTGTATTGTCCACAAATGCTGGTTTCTCCAAAGAAGAATAATGTTTCACTAGCTCCATCAAGTTTCTTTGTAGTCATGAATGGAGTTGATTCATCAAACGGAATGCCGATAGCTAAAAGTGCTGCGGCAAGTGATAGGTTTTGTACTTTGATATATGAATATGGTTGCATCTCACCATTAAAATCATGTCAAAAAAAAACCCCCTACAGAATTAACTGTAGAGGGCTTAGAGTACTTAAAGAAAATTAAGCTGTGATGTTAGGATAGTTTGCGGCTTCAAGTGAGAAACCTTGGTAATCTTCGTTGGCCATATCAACTGTGATAGACTCAATCAAAACAAGACCAGAGTTACCACCCTTTAGATAACCACTGAGAGCGTTACCTAAAGTTAGAGAAGCTGCCAAAGTACCAGAGAATGGAGAAGTCTTAGGAACTTTACCTTTCAAGGAAACCTTGATCATTTCGTCGTAGTAAGTGATACCTGAAGTATTACCTGTACGATCCTTGACCATTTTGTTAGTATTAGAATATGCGTGTGATACGCTCTCGATGATAATTCCAGTTTCGGCAGCGCCGATACCAAAACGACCGTCACCAAATGATGTTGCTGTTGCGGGCATGATGTTTAATTTTTAAAGTTGTTGATTGTTTGCGTTATCGTCGAACCATTCTAAGATAACAAATCTCTATAATCAGTTTTATGTCAAAAAATTAAGCAGGTAGATCCTTATTTGCCGTAAAAGCATCATAATCAATCTGAACAACTGTTGATAAGCCATCTTCGTTTCTTTCTGCTGCTCTGATAAACAATGCATTTAGGCAGAACCCTTTTGCTGGTCTTGTATCAGTCCCAGATGTTGGAACATTAACACTTGAAAATAGTGCTGTTTGATTGCTTAAACCACTTACAAGAATGTTTGTGACTGCATCCACCTGAGCATTGTTGCTGTCCTCATAGCCTTGGAATTGAGCCTGTGTAAAACCCTTCACGGTATAATGACCGTATCCACCATTGAAGCTCATTTCCTCTGCGCTGTAGCCTACTACAATGCAAGGAAGATCCTTTGGCTGATTACTGTCATGTAGGTAAATCGGGATGCCTGATAGTCCAGATAATGTGCTGTAATAAGCAGATAGATTTTTAGATAATGATTTTCCTAGCATATCTTTGTGAAGTTGTCAAAAATTAAACTTTCTTAGCCAATGCATCAATCGCTCGCTTCATTTTCTTGAGTTGATTCACATATGCATTACGAATAGCTTTTTGTATATCACTTGGACTGATCATTGAACTGGCGTAACGAACATTATTGGTGAGCGTAACTGTGGTTTTACTTCCAGCATTGTTCACTTTAGCACTGCCGATGTTTTCGGAACTTTTAAGCCATTTTGGCACTCTGAATTTACTCTTGATTACCTCACCAGCTTTAAGGAATCCAGCTTTGACAAGACCTGCACGCATCACTGCTTTTTTCTTGATGTTTAATAATGCATTGTCATCAGTTATGTTCATTGGGGATCTTGTATCAACACGCCCACGACTGTTTCTAAGGCGTTGTAGATGCTCTCCGTTGTCTCCACTGCTAACTTCAGTATAATCCACCAGAACACCTTCAATGATGTTCTCAGCAGCTTGTAAATCGTTTGCTTTGATCGCTTTGATATAAGCAGCAGCTTTACCTCTGTCTAATGCTCTGATATCAACATAAGTTCTGCCGATTGTCGAATAAGCTTTACTGACATCTTTGTAGATAGATGTTTCCAGCAGAGTCTTTTGTTTTCCAGATGTACCGTATGGTTGCGTTAAGTGAGCAAGTTGTCTTGATCCCAATTGAGCCATTTCGACAATATTCTCTGAAACCTCTTTGTTTAGCTTTGTGCTGAACTCATTAAGAGATTTTTCAAGGTTCTTATAGTCTATTTTAACTGAAATCATTAGGCTTGTTCAGGGGAAACGATAGTAAGGTGAGTGATGGTCTGACCAAATCTCACGGACATAATTCTCCAGTTTCTATCATTTAAAACAACAATCTTTCCTTTTAGAGAAGATGGGTTTGTAGGAAGCAATGATTGCTTTACACTGTAGACAGCTTCATCTTGAGGACCGTATCCACCAAGCATCTTCTCGTCTCTGTGAGAGCTTTGATTAAACACACCACTTACAGCAACACCATTAACGGTGGCTGATGTTTGTGGTAGTATATTAAACCCTTGTAGAAGATATTGGCTGATGTCCATATTAAGGTGTTTGTGTCAATT